CAACGGAGACGACTGCGTCGTCATTATGGACCAGAATGATCTGGCCCGCTTCAGCCAGGGGCTAGACCTCTGGTTCCGCCGCAAAGGTTTTGCCATGACGGTAGAGAAGCCGGCCTACGAGTTCGAGCATGTTGAGTTTTGCCAAACCCGGCCTGTCCACCTCCCCACGGGGTGGCGGATGGCCCGGTTGCACGACGCTGTGCTCACGAAGGACCCGATGTGTCTGATCCCCACTCCCACTCACGGAGTCTTCCAGAAATGGTTGCATGCCGTTGGGACGTGCGGCACCATCGGTTCTGGGCCCATGCCAGTACAGCACGCTTTTTACGACGCCTTCCTTCGTAACGGTGTCGCGTGTTCGGAAGGTATGATGCTACGGATCTTCAACAACACCAGTCAATTACAGCGCCTGCGTGGCCTTGCACGCAGCGACGCAGGTGACATCAGCCCAGTCACGCGGGCTTCGTACTACAATGCCTTCGGGATCTTACCCGATGCACAAATTGCCATGGAAGACTATTTCAAGAGCGCTTCATTCGACCAACTGGTCGTGGCCGCCATCCCTCGTGAGGATCTGCGGCTTGAATCCGGGTTAAGTTTATTGCTTTATCCACACAATGAACCGAAAGTCTAACCAACGTAAACCACTAACGAACGCGCAGCGCCTCAACCTCATGGAAGACATGATGCAGGACGTGCTCCCCGCCACTCGTAACCAAGCAAGTAAACAACTTCGCCTCGCCAAGCAGCGTAAGCAACGGCAGGCAAAGGGTAGTGTCCCCCGCAACTCCATGCTTATGGGAGGGGATATCGGTGCCGTACAGATTCGGAGTGCCACAGGCGACCAGTGCCGTGTGACACTGTCTGGGGCATCGTCGGTGTACAACACTTCTACCACGCCGTTTCCAGCAGCATACTACTTCACCCTGGACTTCAACGCCCTCACCGGCATTCCGATCCTTACATCGAATGCCACAGCCTTCGCTAGCCTCTGGCGCCACTTTGTGATCCATTCGGTCACTGTGCGCATCATTCCCACCACTGCTGCAACCAGTGGCGGGTTCTTGGCATGCGGTTGGGATTCCTCACCCTTGGCTGTAAACCCAACTGTCGTTGGTCAGATCACTGACCATCCAGAGCACGTCATTGTGCCCGTCAGTCAAGTTGGTGAGTTCTCCGTTGGCAGCAAGTCGCTGGGCACCCTTCGCAAGTTGGTGTCCACGACGACGGTCACCGATTACGAATCATTCGGTGTCCTCCAGGTATTTGGTTCGAACAGCGCAGGATCATCGGCCAATGTCGGTATTCTTGAGATCGCGCTCGACGTCTCGTTCTATGGTTTGGCGTAGGCCAGTTACCGCACGTGCGCTGTCATATAAAATCGAAAACATCCAGAGTGAGCCATACGGACGAGGAGCGTGGAAGGGGGACCGACCACTGAACCGGAGATCACATGTATATTGGGAACTGGACCCACCATTGACACCACTAGGCAACGCAAGCCAACCTGAAAGACCCTCCTGAGCCGGGGGGTGCTAAACTGCTCGTAGGCGAGCAACAACGGCCATTACCAGTTCCGAAATCCGTTTACGGTGGGGGGAGTATCTGGCGCCTACACACTTTTCTACAATTATAG